AATGACCATGATTCTCTACGCATGGTTATCAAATCCTCATTTGATCCAAACATTGAATGGCTAATCCCAGAAGGTGATGTACCGTTCAAAGAGAATGAAGCAGAAGAGGGTACAGAACATACAATACTACGCAAGGAAGCAAAGAAACTGTATCGTTTTGTAAAGGGTGGTGATTCTACATTACCACAATTCAAGCGTGAGAATATGTTTATTCAACTGCTTGAAGGATTGCACAAGTCTGAAGCTAAATTGATAATTGATGCTAAGGATAAGAAACTGCACCAAGTGTATAAAGGACTTTCTAAGGAAGTTGTTAAAGAAGCATTTGGTTGGAACGATGAATTTGTAAAACAACAGTAGGAGATAACATGAGTTTTGAATTCGATTTTACTAAAGAACATCTACAGGAAATCATCTCTGCTGATGCAGATGATTGGTATGATGCACTGTGTGAACTACTACCCAAATATGGTATCACAACAGAACGCAGAGTTGCACACTTCCTAAGTCAGTGCGCTCATGAGTCTGGTGGTTTCAAACGACTAGAAGAAAACCTAAACTATTCTGCAAAGGCGCTTCGTGCAGTCTTTGGACGTTACTTTGGTGAACCCCCAAAGGCAGACGCAGATGAGTATGCTCGTAATCCAGAGATGATTGCCAATCGTGTATACAACGATGAGTATCGTAAGTATAAGATGGGTAACACTGAAGAAGGTGACGGTTGGCGTTTTCGTGGCCGTGGACTGAAGCAGTTGACAGGCCGAGACAACTACACTCGTTTCGGTAAGTCAGTTGATATGACAGCAGAAGAAGCGGCAGAGTATGTTGCAACCCCTGCTGGTGCGATTGAATCTGCATGTTGGTTTTGGGATGCAAACAATCTAAACGACATTGCCGATACGGATAATGTTGTAAAGATGACGAAGAAGATCAACGGTGGCAACATTGGACTAGAAGATCGTCAGAAGCGTTACAAACATGCACTAGAAGTGTTAGGTATGGACGCTGATGACTTAGGAACAGACGATGGTGACATTGAAGATATTATTGATGATATTGGTGTATTACGCAAAGGGTGTAAGGGCGAAGGTGTTAAACTTATGCAAGAAGCACTAGGTGTTGGTGCAGACGGTGACTTTGGCCCAGGCACTGAACGTGCATTGAAAGAGTGGCAGTCAGCAAACGGTTTGGTCGCAGACGGTGTTGCAGGCCCTGCTACTTTTGCAAAACTTTTTGATTAAAAGTTATTGACTTTGTAATACCTTGGTGGTATTATAAAAGAATGGTGGGGGCAACGACCTCTCTCTCAACTCTCTCTCATAACGGACTAGTTGTTCCCACCATACTTAAATTTTTTCATAAGCCCTTGATTTTTCAAGGGTTTTTTTTGTAAAAATCTCTTGACTTTTGTTGTGAAAACATCTATACTATAAGTATAGTTGATTCGGAGAGGTTCTATGAACTACATTGAAGTGATTGGTGGCAATAAGTTCCAGCGTGACGTTGCTGAAAAGACAGTCATGCGTATGATAAAGGAAATGATGCCTCGTATACGAACTTTTGAGATTGAAGTTCAAATCAAGAAACTTAAAGGTGACGTTGCTGGTTGGTGTATGATGGAAGATACAAACCGTCAGTTTACACTAGAGATCAGTAACCAACTTACCTTGCGTGATTTCATTACCACTGTGTGCCACGAGATGGTTCACGTTAAACAGTACGCTCGTAATGAGATGGACGGTGATGGTATCCGTTGGAAAAAGGGTAAAGTCAAAGAGGGTACTGATTACTATGACTTGCCTTGGGAAAAAGAAGCCTACCGTTTACAAGATAAACTAGCAATGATAATGTGGGATGAAGATATTTTGTAAAAGGTATTGACAACCTCTTGACAAGAGGTTATATTAGCTATGTTGAGAATCAAAAAGAGGATATAGATTATGAAACAAGTTGCAGTAATTCACACAGCGTTTGAAGAAACCCCTCGTACTGTTGCATTTGTAAATGTACCAGATGAGTTCAGTGCAGATATGGCACTTGAATATGCTTACAAACGTACCAATAACATCATGGGTTCTTGGAGTAAACCTCAAGTCTTTGAATTCAATGGAGAGGTTATTGAGAATGAAGATTTCTCAGAAGATGTAACTGTCATGGCTCCTCTTCCTGTAGAGGATGGAGTTGAGTTTGGTTTACGTTCTACATCTGTTGGTGACCAAATGTTGTTCGGTACTACTAAGTATCGTGTTGGTATGGTTGGATTTGAGGAGATTGTATAATGGGTGCAGTAAAAGATATGATGATGGACGTTGAAGATTTTGTCTATGGTTTCTATGATGAAACTGGCCAGATGACTGAGACTGTTCCTGTAATTGTTGCGAAAGCAAAACAAAGGTTTGGTATTTCATTTGGGGAATATGCAGAAGAAGTCTTGCGTGGCCCTGAGTACGATATGCGTCAAGCAGAGATGGAATATCGTGCAGAACTTTCATTAACAGAAGATCGGATTCCATTTTGATTAGAGAAATTTTAACGTCTGCTTTGATACTGATGCCAGTTGCAAATGCAAATGAACTCACAAAAGATGAACGTGATGCATTCTTTCAACAAGAAGCATACTGTCTTGCACAGAACGTATACTTTGAAGCACGAAACCAGCCTGCCGCTGGACAGATGGCAGTTATGTCTGTTACACTTAATCGTGTAAATGATGATAGATTTCCTAACACTGTGTGTGGTGTAGTCTATGAAGGCCCGACACGACCTAGTTGGAAGGGTACTGGTGAGATGATACCAGTTCGTAATCGTTGTCAGTTCAGTTGGTACTGTGATGGTAAATCAGATGAGATTAAAAATAAAGATACATTTGGAGAGATTTTACTCTTGAGTGAATTGATAATTAATGGTACACTATCATTTATAGATATCACTGAAGGTGCAACACACTATCACGCTGATTATGTACGGCCCGCATGGGCAGAGACAAAGACAAGAACAATTGAGATTGAAGATCATATCTTCTATAGGTGGGACTGATGAATATATTCTATCTGAGTAACAACATTGATGAATGTGTAAAGATGCACAACGACAGCCATGTTCGTAAGATGGTTATCGAATATCCACAACTTCTATCGACTGCACATCGTATCTTAGACGGTACAATGTACTATGGACGCACAAAGAACAATCGTAAAATCAAACGGTGGCGTATGGATGACCCTGTTATGGAAGAGGGACTGATGAAAGCTTCCCATATCACCCACCCATCAAATCTGTGGGTTCGTTCTAGTAACAACAACTACACTTGGTTGTTTGAGTTGTGGCAAGCGTTACTTGATGAATATGCATATCGTTATGGCAAGGAACACGCATGTAGAGGTTACACAGAACTTCTACGTTCACTTCCTAAGAACATTCCAGTAGGATATAAGACACAACCAACACCAGCTATGCCTGATGATGTGAAGAACTCTTGTTCAGTTACGGCATATCGTGATTACTATATAAAGTATAAACAACACCTAGCAACATGGAAGGGTAAGGTTAATGGTAGATCTACACCAGAATGGTATGTAATGGCATGATGGATAAGGAACCAGAAAGATATTGGGATTGGATGTTGTGGAAAAATCGACAAGAGGATGCCAAGATGAAAGAGAAGGGTTTTGACGAATACGGAAACTATGGTGAGAATAATCCACCAGTAGGCATAGTGCCAAGAAGAGAGGGTGCTAAGAGTATTGATGACGCTACACCAGAAGAGTGGGATGCACTGCGTTATAGAGCTAATAAAAATCTAATGGGGAGTGAGAGTGGATTAAGTTTAGACCCTTCTGGTAATGAACTATATCGTAGAGAATTGTTAGCGACATCTGGTAGACTTGATGCTATGCATAATGATATGGCACAATTAACCAAAGATTATTATAAACTCATAAATAGAATAAAAGAACTGTCTGAAGAGAATGACAAACTCAAAAGACAATTATTTGAATTGAGAAAAATATTGGATTAATTATGCCAAACTATACATTTGAAGATACAAACACTGGTGAGGTGTTTGAAATGACAATGCGAATTTCAGAACGTGATGAGTTCGTAGAAAATAACCCCCACATGAAACAACTTATCACTGGTGCGCCATCTATTGTTGGTGGTGTTGCAGGGATGGGCCGAATGAAAAATGATGGTGGATGGCAAGAGAATATGTCTAGGATTGCAGAAGCACATCCAGGCTCTCCTTTTGCCGATAGGTATGGAAAAGCTTCTACTAAAGAAATTAAAACTAGAGAGGTTTTGAAAAAACATAAGGTGATAGAATAAATGGCAAAAGCAAAAGATATTAGAATTGACAATCTAGTTACAGTCAACCCTGCTACTGACAACCAGAGAAAGGCATTCCAAGATTACAAGAATGGAAAGAACCTTTTTCTATACGGTGCGGCTGGAACTGGTAAAACATTCATTACTCTATATCTCGCTTTGCAAGAAGTATTGAGAAACGAAACAAAATACGATTGTGTATACATTGTTCGTAGTGCAGTACCAACTCGTGAGATTGGATTCTTGCCAGGCGATGAAGAGGACAAGACAGCACTGTTCCAAGTTCCATATCAGAACATGGTGAAGTTCATGTTTGAACAACCCAATGAACAGGCATTCAACATTCTTTATGATAGACTGAAGAATCAAGGTTCATTGATGTTCCTTACAACTTCATTCTTGCGTGGTATTACACTTGATAATGCAATCATTATTGTGGATGAGGCTCAGAACCTCAACTTCCACGAATTGGATACAATCATCACTCGTGTGGGACAGGATTCAAAAATCATGTTCTGTGGTGACTTCTTCCAAACTGATTTGCAGAAATCATCAGAGAAGTCTGGACTACAACACTTTATGAAAATTCTTAGAGGAATGCCATCCTTCTCTACA